AGAGGTAGCACCATCCAATAATAAGTACCCTTCGGAATCTTGAATTAAACACATCACCATGAGAGAAAATCCTTAAAAGGGCGGAACAGCAGAGAGATATAGAGCTGAACCGCCAAAACGTTTAACGCTATGACTTAGCCTTTTCTGTGCTTGAAACTGGGTTGTCAAACAGACTACGAACCACCTTAAAATCACAAACAAGGTTGCGACGTGGGTCTTCTGGGTCAGGTTCGTATTGAAACTCGACAAGTGCAGGACACATGGTTGTTTCGAACTTAGCCAAAATTTCAGGACTAGGAATAAAAGGAACTTCAACCGTCTCGATACCAAAAGCGATTTGTGAACCTTTTTCATTGTCCCAAGGTTTAAGGGCTTTACCTGCAAACAAGCGCCCTATTTCGTATTGTTTGCCAGATGATTTACCTACACCTTTTGAGTAAGTGCCACCTGTTAAAATGTGACGAACTGTCATGCTAATTCTCCATTATTTCTTTGACTATTTGCCTGTATGAGTCGGGAAGCTTGAGAGTGTCATCGTGGAGTTCCTCAGATACGAGCAACCCGAAAACTTTCTCCAAATCACCATCTAGATACTTAGCAATATCCGCTAAAGTGCGACCTACTTGACGACGAGCCCAACGAATGCGCCCGTGCATATCGAGCGCGACTTGTTTCTTTTTTGTGACCACCTTTACAGGTGAAGAGGCAACGATTGATGCTGAATAAGCACAGATACCAGCAAAGCTACCGCTTATATCGAGTAACACATCAATCGTCATTTCCTTGAGTTCGCATTCACTGCGAAACCAAAACATTGCTAAATCAAGCTGTGCAGCCTTGTTATAAATACGCCAATAAATCCGAGACTTGCGATTGCCAACTTCGAAAGATTCGTTAAGAACTTTGCCGGAGGGTTCAGCGAAGAAGCGCTCCCCAGCACTAGGGCCGCAACCCCTATCGGATGTGCGAAACGCATCATCCGAATAGGCTTTTTTAGCGTATTCGCGGCCAAATAAACCGTGAAAATCATCGACCGCAAGGTCAATGCGTGAAAGTCGATTGCAATCGAGAAGTTGCAACCACCAATGAAGACGAAAAGCAGAAGTGTGCTCAAAAAGATGCTTGCACCCTAGCCCCTCGATTTGGAAATAACAGGTTTCACGGTTACCACCAAGCGCAACGAAACCAACGTGCTTATTGGAGTGTTTTGTCATTAAATGACAAGAATCTTCATAACCGTACAAGCCCTTTTCACGCCAAGCTGACATCCGAAGCCCAAGAACGTGGAGACAAAAAACTTGTAAACGTTCCATCATTGCAACGTTCCATTGCTGCTTATAAGCATCAATGAGTTTCTCTTTTTGCTCAGGAGTGCGAGCCATACGATAGTTAGGCTTAGGGATTGGAGCCCAGATGACAGACGAAAGGTCTGATTTATGAGCGTGACGCAAAGAAGAATAAGGGATTGTCCAAGATAGGTAATCGACAAAAACAAAAGGGCTTGCTTGCGTGTCGATTTGCAATTCCTCTGGTGTGAAAACTTGTTTTTTCATTCGAAAGCCTGCCAACTTAGAATCTAAATAATTATTTTATGTGCTGAAACTAATTTCTTAGATTCTAATTGTCAACATTTTTTAGATTCTAAGTTTATAATATTTTCGAAAATAATGACCGAGATAGAAAAATGGCAACGAAACACATCAAAGACACAACTTGGACAAAAGTAGAAAAAATGACAGTTAGGCGCCCGAAACATCGCTAAAGTAATGTCTAAGCATAACTGAATACTCCTTTCGGGATTACACGGAAGTGGTCTAGGAAGAGACCCATTGTGTCTGTTATGTCTGAGGTGCGTGCTACGCGGGAAGCATCAAATGAGAAAGAACTAAGCAACGATGACTCTCCACCTGATGCTGAATATGCATTTGAGAAACTCTCTGGGATAGAAGATAAAGCACCATTAATTACTGGTTCTGTTGGGCCTCCTATAAACTGAGCATGTACTGCAGGTGTTGCACCAGTAATATTCTGAATATGGTCTTCTTTAGTCGAACCAGCAGCACCATAACCACCTGCCACTTTGATGTTCATCATCAGTGCCCAGTCATCGGTGGTGAATGTGGTTGCACCGTCACCCGTTCCCCAGTGACCTGCATATGCGCGTGGGTCTGCATCAATTATTGCCTGGTCTGTGAAGTATGCTGATACGCTGACGATTTCAAATACGGTTGGGTAATCTGCTCGCAGTAGTTCTACACGGCCAGCGGGTAGCCAGAAATCTGGGTCTGGGTCTGGTCCCACTGCTGACATTGGCATACCTTTGAAGAGCATGTGTTTTAGAAAGTCGGCGCGGGTTAGGTATTGGGGTAATGGATCCGGAGTCTCACCACTATCAAACTTTTTCTTAAGAAACTGAGTACGGTTAGCCAATTGCTTAGCCTGCTTGTTATCGATTCCGTCAGCACCACCCTCTACTGGATCGGTAGTTTCTAGCTGATAGATCTCATCTTCCCATTGTGCTATTTCAACTAAACCTGCCAT